TTCAAACCCGGGATTATAGATTGAACACCACCAGCAACCTGACCCAGTGTTTGGAGAACTTGACGACCAGACTCTTTAAACTGAGCAGAGACATACGCCATTGTTCCCTCAGGAGGAGATTTCTTTTCTTCAGGGAATGGAATAATGTGATTATCAGGTTCAGGAAAAGATATAGTTTGGAGTCCTGAAGAAGCACCCATTGTTACCCCATTATCACCATAATGAATAGGGGTATCAATACTAGGCTCTGTATTACCCGCTAGTTGACTAGCTTTTTCATCTTGAAGAACTTCATTAGGAGTACGGTGGTCGTAGAGATTCCACTTAGAGGGTTTGACAGGAGTATTGTCAATAGCTGAATTGCGCTTGCGTGCAATCTGATCCAACAATTGTGGATCAACCCCAGAGTCAGACTGTGGGGTATTGTCAGGGAAAGGAATAACCGAAGGACCAGAAGATTCCGCTGGGGTATCCTCTGGAAACGGGATTGTTGCAAAACCACTCATTACTGACCGCCTTGTCTACCCGGATTTGATTTATCGTTCATTAGTTTTCGTAACAAATCACCAGCTGTTTCACTCTTTGAGAAATCAGGTCTAGTATGTCTAGCCAACTCAGCTTGATTAAGTGCTGCTGCACTTCCGGGACCAGTAGGAGCCGTCGCTGGGGCCGCTGACGAAGCAGGCGGTGAAGTGGTTCCAGTCGACGGTGCTTCAATATCACCAAGTACAGCTTGACGATTTTTACCCGAGCCAATCGTTGCAACAATTTTCTTTCCCGGAGGTAAACCACTAGGTTGTGGACCAGTGAAGGGAGTTGCCCCATCTGGTACTGCAGGAGCAGTGGTCGGAAGTTGTGACGAATTCGTTGTCGGCGGATTGTTACCACCAGCAGCGAGTCGATCAGCAGCTCTACCCAACCCCATCTGAGAGATGGATTTTGGAATATCGTAAGGTTCAACTTTGGGATCTACCTTACCATAACCCATCTCTTTTACCTTCTGTTCAGCTACCGCTTGTGTTTTTACTTTCATAGCAGCAGCAGAAGCAGCAGCAACAATTTCTTGTTTGCTCTTCATTCCCTGCAAATCTGCTTGAGTCAGTAGGCCCTCTTTAAGAACCGCTTGTCGTACATCAGTTGTATCCATTGCATTCCAAGCAAGGGCTCTTTCAGCAACAGCTTTCTTAGCGGTTTCATAATCTGGGTCTTTGCTACTGTCAAGTTTTGCTTTTGTGATTGCCACAAGTTTGTCATGTGTCTCAGGAGAAATAGCACCGTCTTTATTCTTCTCATAGTAAGCAAACAAAGCGGTCTGTTTATCTTCTGGCATAGCCATAAGAGCCTGAGCCATTTGAAGACCAGAAGCACCTTGTTGAGCATACATCCCAAACAGAGCAACAGTCTTCTTCGCATCGGCGTCGATATTAGCAACACCAATTGCAGTCTGATTCGCACCTTGCTGAATCTCAGCCTTACCCTTGTTATCAGTGGTGATCTGAGCAAGTTTCTGACGTTGTTCAAGAGTGTTCTGAATAGAGTCATTAGCCGCCCGAGCCATAGGCGCAGCGGCAGCAATTTGTGCTTGATCACTAGGACCAAAGAGTTTGAATTGGTGGTCAGGGTGTCCTATCTTAGCCAACTCATTTGCAGCTCTTTGATGCTCCATATTACCCGGATCAAAGGTCTTATTGCCATCCGAATCAACCTTGTTGATATATTTATCCAAAGCATCAACAGCCGAGAAACGAGTACCCTGTTCCTTCAGATCATCATCTGATGCTGAGAGACTTGCTTTGGCGATATTGGCTTGAAGAGCAGACAGATTCGCTGCCGTAGCAGTAGGTGCATTGGCAATACCACCTGCTGTCTGAAGACCAGTAAGGGTTCTAGCAGCAGCTATATTAGGTTGATCCGCGACCTTGTTTTGCAAATCAAGAGCAGCAGATTGGTTAGCCATACCCGCTGCATCCAACTGCTGTTGGGCAGCATTAACCGCTGTCCCAGCTTGGACACCACCAAGGAAACCTGCCGCTCCGCCAGAGAAGGGAGTAATTGCAGGGAAGAGCGAAGATACATTAAGATCAGCCATTAGTTATTTCCCAAAGGGTTACCACCGGGACCAAAGAAATCCCAAGGGTCTGGATTGTCTACAATAGGAGTAGTCGGTACCATCGGAATAGTCCCTGAATTGCCCGGATCATTCATCCCCGGAGGTGGTTGAGCAACAGTTCCGGGACCACCACCCGGTACTGGTACTGTTGGGGCTGTAGGTGCAGTAGGAGCCGTAGGATGTGTAGGTGAACCCGGGGGTCCATTAGCATTATTGTTATTGTTTGTCACATTTGGTACCGGAGCATTAGCTAGACCTATCGGTAGGAACAAACTCTGGAGAGCTTGGTTCTTGAGGTTGACATCAGCCTGCATACCAGCAACCTGAAGGGATTGTCCGGTGGGTCCGAACTGCGAACCAGACAATTGGGACAATTGCGATATTGTATCATTATACGTCTTGCTTGCCAAGCCCTGTGCATAGTCCATCATGTCTTTGGACGTACTACCAGCACCTAACCCGAAAGCCCTATTATCTCTACCGGCAACGGCTCCAAGTCCCTGTTTAAGGGCAAATTGATACCCCGGAGTGTCCTTAATTGCATCAGGATTAGCTTCAAGTGCAGCAAGCTTTTGCTGATACTGTGCCCTCTGAGAACCAAAAGGATCGTATTTATTAGCAGCCGTATTACCATAGTCAAGCATCTGACTCGACAAATCCCACTGCTTCTTCGCGGTAATAAGTGCCGGACCAATAGAGGCAAGAGCCGTAAGTACGTTAGGGCTAAGACCAGCACCACTTATACCCAATGCTTTGAGGACAGCAGCAATCCCACCACTAGTTGTTGGGTTGGCTGGGACAGTACCCGGCTCTGGTGTAGCTGGACCAGTACCCGGAGGAGGCGGAGGAGTATCCGTCGTCGGTGACGGAGGACCAATAGTTGTATCTACCGGGCCGGGAGGATCTGGTTGCCAAATTATTCCACCTACTCCATCATCAACGTAAGGCATTATCCATGATCTCCAAAAGGTGAATTAGGTGCAGTACGAGTCATGCTGGAGACACCTCCAGTAAGATACGGCATGATAGCTCCCAATCCTTGATTAATTCCCAATCCAGCAGCGGCCTGCAATAAAGCACTAGGACCACCACTTATGTAAGCTTGTACCAACTTCGGGGACTGCATGAGGAATGACTTCAGGGGGGCTGGAATCGAGTCCAGTGCGCCGCCAAAGGCCCCGGTGATGTTGGATACCCCGGGGATCTCCCCAATCGCTCCTAGACCCGCTCCGATCAAGCTGGCGGGATTTTTCAGACTCTCACCTCCAGAAGTGATTGCCCCCATCCCCAGATTGCCCAGAGTACTTTGAAGACCGCTACTAACCCCACCCATTGCGTCACCAATACCAGCTCCAAGGGCACCAGCAAGAGGAGCCATGATAGGAGCCATCATCATACCGGGAAGGGTGTTGTAAATAGCCTCTTCCCATTTGTTTACTTTAGGCTTGATATTGTCGTTATTGGTTACCCAACCATAATTAGGATCATAAGTAGTATCACTAGTGTTCCCCACAACAGAGTTAGCATTCTCATCAATCTTCCCACTACCATCAGTATTTACCGGACGGATCTGATCTCTCTGGAGTCCATCAACCTTCGGGAGTTTGGTGTAATCAATCTGGATACCCTTGTGATTAGGGCCATCACCCATTGTGATCGTACCATTATCAATCAGTTTTTGATAGGCGTCATTGTCTGATTTGAGGGTGTAGGAACCATCATCACCTTGAGTCCACGATACAGGACCTGCCGAGCCATTAGTTTGGCTCGGATCAATTTGAACATTCTGGAGTTCAGGTAACTGGGCAAGAAGGGGCATTTGCCCGTTTTGCCAGTTCGTGTTATCTCCGGGCATGGATTAGTACCCGCCACCCCAACGCTTCAAATTACCACCAAAACCACCGTTGATAAAGTTGTTGTAGCCACCACCATTATACTGCGGGGTTTGCCATCCACCTTTGGTAAAATCTGTTTGTTGACGAGGATCAACACCATACATGCGCCCACCTCCGGGAGTAAAGGCACCAGCCCCACCACCAATTGCCGGTTGAATCAATCCACCATTAAAAGGACGCGGAGGCAATCCCATATTACCGTCAAAGCGTCCACCCATCGGATCAGTCGTAATCGGAGGACCACTCACACCGGGAGAACCAACAGGAACAGCGGTACTCTGATTCGGATCATATCCACCTTGAATCGGTCCATTTGGACGTATTGCACCACTCATGTCACCACTAAAGGGGTTTGCCGGTTGTGTTGGCCCACCACTAAGAGACGGATCATGCGTTTGATATCCCGGCTGTTGTTGGCTATAGTAATCAGGTTTCGTAACATAACCAGCACTTGCCGTTCCTTGGGGAGCAGCAGATTGACCCCAAAGTGGTGCCGGTGGCATCGATTGACCTCCTTGTTGGAAACCTTGTTGGAAACCCAGTTTACCGCCAAACAAATCATTAGGCATCATTTTATCTTTTCCTTTTAGTTAGGGAACATCTGACCGACAGGCGGTTGTATTGGAGTTTGGGCACCCCATGTTGGTGTTGTAGGGCTTGCATTGCTTAATGGAGTAGTTGGTGTTGAAGGGGGTGTTCCCGGTTTCGGAACAAGAGCTGCCCCAAAAGCAGTATTCAACACACTCGGATCACTATGACCAATAGCCCATGAATTAGCACCATTGGGATTGTACTGTTGACCAGCAGCAGCGGTAGCTCGTACTTGATTGACCCACGCATCTGTATTAGGATCAACCGGAGGAGGTGTAGTAGTTGGGGGAGTAGTAGGACCACCACCACCGGGCGGTTGTGGGTTATTTATCGGGCCGAACGTAGCATCTGATCTTGGTACTCCGTTTTGATTTGCCCATGACCCAGAGTGATTAGCTTTCTGTTGAGCCGATTGGGCAGCAATAGCTGCGTGCATAGCAGGAGATAGAGTAGTATCATGGGGATTGCCAGCAAGCATTTCTTTTTCCCAATCAGTATCATCTCCTGCAGCAGTCATAGGAACACCAGCACTTTGCATTGCCTGTTGTGTCTGGTTGATGACATCCAATGATGCTTCACCGTTCTGGAATCCAGCCTGACCATTCAATTCATTGTAGACCTGTTGCGGTGTCATTCCCATCTGCAGGCGACTCGCAATCATCGTATTCGGATTGAAGTTGGCATTCAAACCAAGAACATTACTAGCTGTGGTATTTTGATCAGTCGTACCACCCAATTGTTGATAGATGTTAGAACCCGCTTGACCTTGTACTCCAAGGCCATAGATACCACCAAGGATACGTTGATTCTGGGTTGCATTAGCCCCAAGAGGTTTACCAGTAGCACCACCCATCATCTCCGAGAAAGAGTTGTGGAGTTGGTCTGCCACAGGTTGACCAGATGCATCATACCACTGCCCATTTAGGAAATGAGCCGCGCCCGGAGGAGGACTATTGACATTCTGTGAACCACTGGGGTCAAGAGGACCACCATTACCACTGACAGGTTTTCCATTAGCATCATACCATTGACCATCTCTGAAATCATGGGCACCGGGAGGTGGTGACAGAACAGACTGAGCACCATTCGGAGCGGTTGTGTGTTGAGCAGCAGACCAATAGGCTTGCCATTCAGCAGGAGTCGAACCCGGATGTGCGGCCATATAAGCCGCCTGATTCATCGGAGCAGTATACCCACTTATACGAGCGGAAGGAAGGCCATTGTAATTAATGCCGTCACCAAAGGATGGAGCATTGGTATTTCCGTTATACCCCGCAGCATTAGTGTTCGGAGGAGTGGTTGTACCAGCGGGTGTAGTAGGAGGAGTATTAACTACAGTACGAACGTCAGCAGGGGCTACTGGCGTATTCACAACAGTCCCACTAGGAGTTGTAGTACGAGTTACAGTAGCACCAGCGGGAGTTGTAGGATGTGGATTAGCAGGTTTATATGGAACAACAGTAGCAGCATTCATATCAGTTGAAGTAAAACCAGCCTGCTGAAGAGCTTGCTGATTCGGATAGAACATAACCCGCCCATTGTTATTACTAGACCATTCCCATTGATGGGTAGTTGGGTTTAACCTCTTATAAAGTGTGGCGGGCATCATTTATCCTTAGGTTTGAGCCAGTAATCTAATTTCTAGGCTGGAAGAGGGATTACCATAACCACCCGTTCCTTCAACACTACTGTTGTTACTAAAAAATACAAAAATTTCGATATAGTCTGTGCTTCCATTCATTGGAATGATATTTTGAAAGAAGCCACTACAGTCTGCATTTGCTGCGACCATAAGATTTCCATTAAAAGAACGGCCATATTGGGCACCATTCTTGTAAATGTAGATAGCGCAAGAGGCATTGACTGTAGGAGAGGTATAGATTAAACTTCCTTGCACCTGATAATCCCCCTTGATTAGGGGTTTATATCGATTGTTAACTGCATCCCACCAAGAAGCTGTATCATAATTTACAGTAGGCCATGTAATCTTAACAGCACTACCAGCAGTGATAGCTTGATTAACCTGTTTTTCTGCGTCGAAATAGGGTTTTATAATTCCCTGAGCTGATCGAGACGAAATAAGATTCCAAGTTGTATACCCATCAGATTGAATATGTAGTGTGTCATACTGTTCTTGTAGTTTTATCGAAGTAAGACTGTCGATATTGTCACCAGAAGCAACAGCAATAGTAACAGCATTTGCACCAGTAACTCCAACCTGTTTGAAAATATACTCTTTACCCTTGCAAGAAAGAGCTGCGGGAAGTGTTACAGTAAAACTACCACTAACACAATTGACTACATATAAATAAGCATCACCAGCAGTAAAAGCAGCAGTCTGGGCTTGGATTGGGTTAGTCATCTTCCCAAGAGAATCCCAAGTCTTCTTGAGAAAACTAAAGATCAAAGGAGATATTGAACTGTCTTGTACGGGTTTACTTGGAAGCAACAGTCCCGGATTATTTGTTGAAGGCATTATGAATTATACTGTTCAATATCAACTTCAACGGCAGTACATCGTATCCCACCCTGCCAATCAATGGTGACACAAAGAGAACGCCCGGTACCAAAGTTGTTCCAATACGTAGTACCAATAGGGAAACCAGTAAGATTAGCTTCTAGCTGCACTATACCATCAGTACGATAAATTCCAGATCCCTGTTCAACTAAGTTATTCTTGTAAGCAGTTATGGAAGTAATTACTGAATCTACTGGAATTGAAGGATCATACACTACTGAAATACGATTGATTCTTTTTCTTTTCGTGTTTGTAAAATAATAGTTACGAAGTGCTATACGACCAATAACAGTCACATCATTTGTGGTTGTTGGGGAAATATCAAAAGAGTCTCTATACACACTACCAGAAGTACCCGGGAATTGCCATTGGTGCATGTTACTGGCATCCATAACAGTTTGATCTTTGGCAGGATCACTCCCACGCCTAAAACAATATTGTGTATAAGAACCAGCGCCCACATTTGGAGTGCCCGCTGTCGGAGTCAAACCCGGTTGAGCAGATGCGGGAAGTATGGCATAGACTTTATCAGAACCTCCAGCCGCACCACTTTTTATTGGGAAATACAACCACCACCAAACATTATCTTCGATGTTAAAACAAAGACAAGTTGTGTTAGATACACTATAATCCAATCCGGGAAAAATACCATTCAAACAGATATGGCGTTTATATCCGAGAGATAGTGCTTCCATAGTGTAATAGGAAAGATTCGCACCATTTCGATAAGCTTTTGTAAGAAGCTGATCTTCTTTTGGGGTAGAAATCTTTACAGGAGTATAACCATCCAGTTTCCACAAACCAAGAGTAGGACCAGTACCAAAAGCTATCCAATAGAAGATGTCGTCAATGTTCTTACAGAGTGAGGCATTCAAGGCCCCAAACTTAATGAAAACTTGGTCAGTATGCACTAGCGGCGAGGCTGGTGGATTATTATTATCAGGCGAAAAGAACTCAATAGAATCTGTACCTACAGCTAAAAGCATGTGTTTGTAACGAAAGATCCCAATACCATTATCTGGATATTGGGAAGCGGCTACCGTAGAAAGCGTATTCCATGTTGTAATATCTGGATTACCTGTTGTAGTCAATGACGAGTTGTAAATAAAACCATCCTGCGTCATGATGAAGGTATTACCATTCATCTGTTGGAAAGGACCAGTCAGGATTTTGTTATTGACGTAAGGAGCAAAACCACCACCACTCGTCAGTTCAACACTTGAGGCAGCGGAGAATACACCAGCTGTAGAAAGGGCGTATCCAGCCTTTGATGTGACTTTATCTGCGCCTTGCCAAGTAAACACAATACCCGGAGTAAGACCATTACCATTGACAATTTCAGTAATGAATACACGATCATTGATTGTAACATTCGTACCTGGATTGATCTGACCACCAACACCACCAAAACCGTTCTGGAGTACACAGATTTGTGAGAGTTGAAGGGCAAGTGGACGGTACATCAGGATCTTGATAAATGGTACACCAGCACCATTCGAATCAAACATCGCACAGATATAAACATCATACAGATTCGTCATTGCCATGTTGGTGAGTGTAATCCAACGAGCGCCTGTAGAATCACTTGAATAAAGAGAGGCCATTGTCGAACCAAATGCCGGGGCTGGTGCAAGACCCGGTCTTGCTACAATAGCTGTTTCCGCAGCATTCTGAGTACTACCCGGTTCATGGTATTTCTCAGCCCAGCAATTTATATAGTATTGTTCGTACCCAGTAGCCGGGGAATTATAGGAACTACGTACTACTTGAGCATCATAAAGAGGAAGACGGATTGTCTCCCGTCCTTGGTCAATACCCTTATCCATTATTGACTATTACTTCCAGTAGGACTGTCATAGTGAGCAGTCGGACGCATAAACAATGAACCTTCCTCAGTACCAAAAGACAATGCATTTGCTCTCGCTTCAGCGGCACGTTTGGCAATCATAGCAGATGCCGTTGGTCCAACACCATACTCATAGCAGAGATCCTTTGCCAGCCCCCAGACAATTGCGTTGTTCCAGTATGGAGGGAAATCAATAACATCAGTAGCTAATGGAGTAGAAAGGAAAGGATACTGTCCCTCAATAACTAGGGTGCGATTGGTAACAGTATTAGCATCGGGGCTAGGATAAACAAAGATGGTACCACGAGGTTCTACCAATCCACTCCCAAGAAATTGGGTTTGGCTAGGTGTTTGATACCAGAGTTGATTGGGTTGTCCAGTAGCATCTTTACTACCAATCAGGTTGTAGTCTTGTTCGGGAACAATAAGAATAGGTTGATCTTGATTTGGAGTAACAGCTGTGTTACGAACCCATGCTTGAATGATCTTTAGGGGAGCAAGTGTATTGATAGTAGCACCAAGACCAATGGTGTAAGATTTAGTAGAAGTAAATGAAATGGTCTGGGTAGAGATTTTCCATAAAGGCATACCATCAGTCTGGAGTTCTGCGACTAGATCATGTAACGCACGAGTACCCTCAATGAGAGGATTACTCCCCGCTGTAGGAACTTCACCTTGACCAACGGCACCAATAATACGTAAAGCCCTTGTAATAAGGGTATCTCGTTGAAGGGAAAATTGACTTACGGTACTTAGTGTATCAGCCATTAGGTTGTGTAAGTCCCAGAAAAAATAACATTACCGACTTTACCAGTCCACAGGGGAGCAGTCACATTTAATCCACCAGCAGTAATAGGAGCAGTACCAAGAAACTCACCAAGACTAGTAGAGAATGTCGCAACACCATTCCCAGAAGGTGTCGTAGGAAGAAACCAAGAACTACTACCTAGACTGGTTGTAGCAGATAAAGGACGATCTACAATCATCGTACTTGTACCACCAAACTGGTTGACACTTTCTTTCCATCCGTAAGCAACCTGAGTAAATCGTGTTTTACCTGTGAGAGAATTAGCTGAGTAAACCCCTTTAGGGGAATACGCGGTTTCATTCCCTCTTGGTATACCAGTTAAAATAATTGGGTTTTGTGCGGCGAAAGTTAGTTCCCCTTCTGTATCAGGTCGAGTAAAGGGAAGTTTATGCGTGTCATTACGATTACGATAAAAGTCGGAAGGATGGCGTGGTTCCCAGCATTGTTTGCAGGTCATCAAACCATCCCACCGAAGTTTCAGATCAGAGGCCCAGAGCTTGTCTCGACATACGTCGCATAGTGCTCGGTATTCGTAGGAACCACGGGACTCCTGAAGGGACACTATTAGTCCTTACGGAAGGCTATAATGAATGTAGCCTGACCAGCCGTAGAAGCCGCAGTCAGGCCAGTAGTAGTCATTATAATCTGTCCAGTTGCGCCAGCACCAGTATTATCCTTGATACCCCCGAATTGTCGGAAGTCTAGGAAGGAATCTCCGGGAGCACGGTTGATAAGAAAGATAGGTGTATTAGTAGTTCCTTTGAATGCAAGCAGAATATCGAAGAGCTGGATGTTACCCCAGATCTCGTCAATAGTAAGGCCAGCCGCAGCGGGCATTACCGGAGATGCATCAACGGCGGGATCAAAGAGAACGGTATTGGTTTCTTCACCAGAACCATCACCCTTGATAGTAACTTGGAGAACAACACGCTTGCTGTTAGTTTCTTGGTACAGAATACGTTTAGTAATAGAGTTAGCCATAGCGATCCTTTAGCGGGAACAGGGGGGAACTTTCGTTCCCGCCCTCTCCGCAAATCAAGGTTAAACAGCGACCGGGTTAACCGAGGCCGATTTGTCAGCCGCGCCGGTAATCATTGCAAAGTTCTGGATGAATCCAGCCGTAGTACCAACATTACCGACCAGACCCGTAGCACCCGACAACTGACTGCAGTAGTTATCCGCAACCAACGTACCAAACCAACCCGTACCCGAAGTCGAGAACAACAGCGGATTCGAAGCATCGGTATTCGGACGAACAACGATGTTCTTTTGGATCAGCGAATTGGTAAGATTAAGGGCACCAGTAGCAATAAGAACAGCCGTCGCAGCCAAGAGAACCTGATGCGAAACGAAGTTATTAAAGATCTGGACACGATTAATCGTCGAGGCAGTACTAATCGCCGTAGTACCAGCTCCGGGCGAAGACGCCAGACCGATAACACGGTTATTCGAGAACACAAAACCATCTGCAATATTCGCAGTCGTACCAATACGAACAATCTTAACAAAGTTCAGGATAGCCGTGCTATCACGGAACTCACACGAGTCAACCACAAAGTCAGTGGCAACCTGTGCATTGACGATATCAAACACCGTCGCAATATTAAGGAAGTTGGCAAGGAACAGGCAATTGTAGATCGAAACGTTGTTAGCAGCAACCGTGATAGTTGCCGTATTCGCCGTACCAAGCGTAAACGTCGGACGGGTCGAACCAACACCAAGACCAACAATAGCGATGTTCGACTTATTCAACGCAATACCAGCAGCAGCCGAAACCGTCTCAGCATGACCGGGCTTAACGAAGATAATGTCGCCAATCGTACCGTTACCTACCTGAAGCAAGGCACCCGCAAGAGTCGCAAACGGCGACTGGAAGGTACCCTTGTTATTATCGCTACCATTCTGGCAACCCTGTTGAACAGTCGTACCGTTGTAGAGCCAGAAGACACGACCCGGATGGGTCACGGCTACCGGAATACCACGGATAGCAACCGCAGGCGAGAAGCCATTGGTAAACGTGGACATCTGTAACTGAGGCATTTTTGTTATCCTTTAGTTAGGAAAAAGTGGGGAGAGGCTGCGAACCCCTCCCCAACAGTTATGCTACTAAGCGCCTTGTAAGTATTTGATTGCTGATTCAAGCAATCTCACGTTGTCTTTAAAACCACCAAGGGCCTTATTACAAGAACCACAAAGTAGACCACGGATTTTACTACTTACATGACAATGATCGACTGCAAGCAGTCTTTCTTTTTTAGTGCGATGGTCTTTTGATTTTTCAGGTTCACCACAAATCGCGCAGACACCTTTTTGCTTTTCAAATAATTCTTGATAAGTATCTAATGAAAGACCATAGTTCTTTTTGAGATCTATTGCTTTCATTATTTCTGGTCGAGCAGCACGATACTTTCGCATGTATGCTGCCCAACCAGATTTGGTTGTCCTTGCTTCAAGGGCAGACCCTAGTATCATCAGGCCCCGGCGCTTCCGTAGATGGACTTCTTGTCCGACGAACCAAACGAGTACCGGGCCGTAGCCTTGTACAACGCATTGTCCGTGTTGAAGTCGTCATCCATCGTGAAGGTATCAGGACGGCGTTCAAAGTACTTCATACCGTTCGGAACGTTGGTGATGATAAACCAAGCGTCCGTATCCGTCAGGTAGTGGTTAACCACATAGCCCATCGGGAAACGACCACGCACCAAGTTGACGGTGTTATCAGCGGTATCCAGCTTGTATTCCGTCTTCAGGATCTTGCCGGTTTCGAAGTCGAGGTCGATAGGCACGACGAGTTTCTTCGGCTTGACCTGAATCTTCTTACCCGCATCATCCGTGTACTTGGCAATGTCGATAACAGCTTGCTCAAGTGCGATTTCCGAGATGTCAACCGCGTTCAACGGCATATTCGTCCACGTACCACCCGCGATGTTCGGACGGGCAGCAGCGCACAGCGACTTACCGTCACCATACGTGTAGTTCGAATTGAATGCACGGTTCAGGACGTTAGCAGCGACAGTTTCCTTGGTCTGACGCATCGCAAAGGCAAGGCCCTTGGCTTTACGCTGACCAACCATGTCGTACTGGTCATCTTCATACATTTCCTTGGTGATAACAAAGCCAAGGGTAAACTTCGCATGTTGATAGACATCCGTGAAACCTTGCACTTCCGAGTCATACGTTACGCCCTGATTTTCACCAGTTTGAATCGCAAGACCGAACGAGCTGATACTGATGTCTTCTTCACGCGACTTCGAAGACTTGTAGGTATCGAAGATCTGCGTGTATTCAACATCATATTCATCATACGCCTTACCGTACCAAGCGTTTACCCCGGGCCAAAGGGCACGACCAAACGAGCCAGTATTAATAGCCATTTAATTATCCCTTTAGGTTAGTTAACGCCAACGCCCTGCGCCATATTCAGCACAACCTCAAACTTCGCAAGGTCGGTACTCGAAAGGCCAAGTGCATTGTCCGGTCGCTTGACAAGACCCATCAAACGCCAAGGAATGGAACTCGCGGTACCCGTGGTGCTGGTAATGGCGTAAGCCGACATACCAGTAACCGTCGAACCCGCACCGGAAGTCATACCAACGTTCGCGCCCATTGCAGTAGCAGCGAGGTTCGCACCGACACCGTTTTCTTGTACTTCATAGATGACATCACGACCAGTTTCAACGAACACGATACGGTTCGTCGAAGCCGGGTTATATTGCTTCGGCAAGGTCTGGTCTTGAGCAAAGCCCACGATCACACCCACGATGCCGTCACCAGTGTTGGTATTCGTAGCATGAAGAACGGACTGCATACCTTCCGTATCCATACCCGAAATAACAACGCCAGCCGCACCTGCCGTACCACCCGATACAACTACGTCTCCGATAAAGAGAGCAGTCGCCTCGTTGGCACCGATACAGACGAAGGGGGTACCTTGGCCGTTATACGGAGAACCACCGAGATGGCGGATAGGACGGAAGCCGCGAATACGAGACGTATTAGCCATTATTACTCCATCTTATAGTTGTATAGCTAACACCCCTCAACAAAACCAGTTACTCTTTGTTGGCAGAATCAAAGTTCCCACGATTCATCGTGATAGAACCATAATCCACACCAGCCGATTTAACCTTACCTGAGGGATGTACCATTGTGGCCTCAGTTGCATCAACTTCCTTTTGCTTCAGCTTTTGGTCTTCTTCCCAGAATTCCTTCGGGATTCGCATAAGGTAAAGCCGTTTATCGGACTCACCCCCAGCAGCTTTGCTACGTCGGTTGTCAATACCTGAGCCATCGTTTATTGCAGGTTCGGCCAGCGAAGCATCATTCTTGTTCACGAACTCATAACCCCCTTCTAGGAACGTAGGGATACGATCATCTTTGTCCATGACCCAGCGATACTTGTACTTGGAATAATCCAAACCTTTAACGGCTAATGGTGCCCTATCTGCGGCTACGGGAACCCGTACCGGGCGTGTTTCTTCGACTGCTCTAGTCGTTCTTGTCATCTTAACTCCTAATGTTATTGTAGTCTTCTACGTATTTCTCTGCGGTGAGAATTTTATTCTTCACCAAACTGCGGGCTGCACGAGCCTGATCTTCAGGCAGAGTAGCCATAAGCTTCTCAAAGGCGGCATTACCACCACCACTTGATTTTCCATTCCCCGAAGTACGACCTTCACCATCGGGATTCGGAGGACCCTTACGAGCATTGACACGGTCAGGGAACTCAATCTTCGCTTGCCTAATCAAATGGGCGTAGATCTTTGCTTCCGTAGCTGCGTCACCAAGTTCTCGGGCGTATTCAATTGCTTCTCCATGTGCCCACTTCTGCATCACTTTGTCAGTGTTGTACCACGGAGCTGCTTGCTTAAATTCGGTGAAGGCCGGGGCTTCGCCCGTTTGTGCTTGTGGAGCCGCCTGTGGCGCTGCTTGGATATTACGGATATGATCCCGCGTCTTATCAATAGCATCGTCCAGTTGTACAACCAAAGCACCATCACCATTTTGGATGGCTTCAGCTTTCTTGGCTCTCAGTTCAACGAGTGCCCGTTGGTAACCAGCTTGGTAAACTTGCTTGTTATGTTCACCCAGTTGGGCAACCATATTTCGAAGTTCTTTAGCTTCTTGCGACTGTGATTTAATCTTCCCGAGGAGTTCACCCCGATCCAGATATTCACGAGCAGAGCGATGATCTGCTTCATCATGGCCTGCTGCAATCCAGTCTTCTTTGCTTTGCCAACCTTCAGCTGCCGCCTTTTGTTCTGTGGGAGTCAGTTCCACGGTAGTCGTACCTTCCGTATTTTCTGTACCCGTATCTACTTGACCTTCTTCGGCCATTATTCCTCCACTACCTGAATGTCATCATCGTTGATAAGGAAGAACTCTTCCTTCGTCTTACGATCAATGACGAGTTTACCTGCGTGTTTCCCGAAGATAACTCTATCTCCGACTTTGCACCACGGTTCTTGGTTGTCAAACTTGGAGCCTTTGAAACAAAGACTACCCATTCCTACGACAGTACCAGTCTCCATTGCTACTTTCGTTCGACGATCATCATACGCATCTAGACCAGCCTTAATCTTGAAACCAGAGTTCTTAAGGCTTTCAGGTACGTTAGCTTCTTCTTCGAACGTATCCAGTTTAATCAGGATATGCCAGCCGACAGGTTTAAGCATTTGGGTCAGTCTCCTCGCCTTCCTCAGTAATGAGGTCGGGCTTGAAGGCAACAACTTCATCAATCCCTTTGAACATACCCTTGAGGAATTGATCCCTCGCTTGATTAGAACTATCACTATTCATAATCTTAGCCATAAGATCGGCTGCGGTATTTTCCATCTCTTTGTAGAACGCTCCCGTGATAGGGTGGTTCCGCCATTCCAAATACTCTTGTACTGTAAACACTATTTACACCTCACTTAGTAGTTGTGGGTGCCTTCGCTTTTAGTCTTGCCTCTTGTCGGGCGCGTTGGGCATTCAACGTCAACGTTTGACGATGCTCTTGTTGTGCATGAACTTGACCCTGCACATGGGTTTGTTGCTTCTGGTGCAGTTGTTGCACATGATTCGAGATATCTTTCAGCGATGCAATCAGATGCTTGTGTACTTCTTGATGCTCCTTCAGAGTGGTCATAACCGTGTTCTGATGGATCTTACTCTGTTCACCTTGCAACTTTAGGGCTTGCATTTGCTGAGTATGGCGTAGATCCATGTCATGCTTCTGTGCAGTGATAGCAAGATTCTGTTGTGCATCTTGCTGATCTTGCATGGCCTTGGCAGCATCAGCTTGTTGCGATTGTGTCATCCCTTGTTGCTTGAGTTGTTCTGTCTTCTGCTTCTCTTGTTCCGTCTGCATCTTCGGATCAGGTTGCGGAGGAGAAGGCTGGCGCATGAGTTGCTGTGCATTCGGAATCTCATTCGCATCCAACACACGACGAGTATAACCCATCGGATCTATCGTTTGGAGTTGGAGGAGTTGACCCACGCTTTGAAGCTTCGCCAGTTTCGTTGAACCAGTATCACCAGTGGGATCAGCACCGGGAATAACCACCCAATCAGGGAGGTCGTAATCAGACGCTTGCATTTGGATACCACTGATCTTTGACTCCTCTTCGATTACATCGGGGTTAATCTTGTTGAGCCAAAAGATCTTCTTGAACTCTTGCGCTAGTGAACGATACACCCGCTTGTAGATTGCCGTAAAGACAGCCATACCTTGCTGTATCGTTTCTTGTGTCGTTGTTGCTGGCGTATTCTGCCCGGGCATCTTGCCTACAAAGATCTCGGCAATCGATGCCAACTGATTACCAGACGTAATCAACATCTGCATCAGCTGGAACAACACACTAGAAGGTTCCCTGAAGGGCATGACGTACACGCTCTTTTGAAGGTCTTCACCTGTTGCATTGACTACCTTGAACTCACCCGGTTGGAGTGAGGTCTGGCCCATCCGAAGACGGAGTCCTTTGCCAATGAACCCTGCAGGCATGTTAGCGAGGGTACCCGCGTCCATGAGTTGATTGATAAGGGCGTTAACCGATTCATTCAACGGACCTAACAGGAGGCCAAACCCAAGAGCATAGATGGAGCCATCGGGATTGGGGATGAAGGGGAAAGCTGTGAAATACTCCATCGGTTCAATACGAGCAATCTTGTTCTTGTCACTATAGTGGACATCTTCAAGACACCACCGAGCAATGATTCGAACAACTTGCTTTGTTTCTTTGTGGATCGTAATGATGTACGGCTCTTCGTATCCGTCGTCATCAAGATCCCAGAACGTATGGCAGGAATAGAACGTATGTGGAGTACTCTTATCTACTGGGGGAGAAACAACACCCGTTGCCACCTTCTTGTGGGCAGACTTGTTCGTGGACGAATCTTCTACGGGAGTATTGTATTCTACGTCAAGAAATTCCTCGTCGTTGAGGACCTTCTCTTTAATCTCGTTATCGTTGTAGAACAGTTGTTCAGTTACCCGATAAGCCTTCTTCAAAGACTTGGCGTGGTAATTGACAATCAAGTTCTCAGGGTAAACCAGATTCGAGCAGTGGACTCCCAATACCGAATTGTGATACGTCTTCTTGAAACAGATGCCGCTAATAGCCATCGTCATCAGAAGCTTGTCCATGTCCTCTTCCCAGTCAGGCATACGCTCAATGACTTGGTATGACATGTGATGGCCGATTCTTTCAGCTGAGTTGTAGACCTCGTCGGAGCCGTTCATCTGAACGACTTTGGTTTTGACTACGTGTCCGTCTGAGGGTACAAGTGCTGGGTACGCCCTTGCCGAAAACTGCATAGCGGCAGTAGCAAGGAGTGGATACTTTACATTCGCTGCTTTGGGCCAAGGGAAGGATTTGTTCTCTCGGACGAGTAGAGCTAGATTCATCCATTCTTCGTTCTTCTTTAGCCAAGGGTCCATAGACTTCTTGTCGGCATCAATACCTTCAAGGATCTTGGCACCCATCTTCTTGATGTATTCCCCACCATCCTTCTTCTGTACCTTCTTGGCTAGATTCGCATCCATCATCATGGAATTGATCTTGGCCTTCAATTGAGCCTGAGGATCTTGTTCCTGAACCGAGGGATCGGGTTGCGGGGACTGTGCAGCAGGACCACCTTGTACGGGCTGTCCCGGAGGAATAGGACCTGTCGGTGCCTGTGCCCCACCCATCATACCACCCGGAGCCGGGGGCATTGGTGATTGGGGGCCTGCCGGTGGTTGACCACCTTGCGGCGGGAGAGGTCCGTTACCCAAAGTTAATCCTTCTTAATAGGTTCCAATGTCATTCGTGAGGGAGTGGGGGTAGCCCACTCTGCCGGAAGGACCTGATCGTAGCAGTAGGCAAAGGTGCCGTTGTGCCACACCATCTTCGAAGCATCTTGATCTACAAAGACCGGGAAACCAGCCTTGTGAATGGCGTCGAAGAAGGGTCTATCTTCCGTTGTGTATGTGTCAATGGCCTCATTGTAGTACATGAGGAACCGAGGTTTCTTGATAGCTTTGAAAACATCGATCTCAATCAGTGCGAAACCAAACCCACCGTAATTACACTCTACTAGTGAGGTGCTTTCGTGCGTCGTCTGAATCGGAGCCGTGTTATCTTTGTTCGTTGCCGTGAAGGTTCCGGGAGGTACTTTGCGTCTATAGTTGCAGAGCAGAACGGGCATTTGCCGAGCAAGCATCGTAGTAAGGGTTTCGGGCAAGAAACCCATGTCGTCATCAATGAATAGGACATGGGTACAGTTTTTACTGATTGCGTCTTCCACCATCTTGTCACGAGCTTCTCCAATACACGAACCAACAAGCGTTTGACAGGTCATATCGCGTGTGCCTTCTTGACCTATGATCGGGGTGGACAAGTAATGAATTGCCAAACCCGGAAGACTCATCGCAAAACCTGCGTGAACAATTCCCGTACTCGGGATGCATAGTGCTACTTTAGTATCCGCCAATCTCTGATCTCCCTATCTCGTACATTCCTGATTCTCTCTTCTCGTCTTCGTACTGCTCTTCCAGATCTTCTTCTCTAGTAGGAGCATCTACGAATTTGTTTAAAGCAAGCCCAAGCAGTGAGAGGGTGTCTACTTGGTCATCGTGCGTACTACCGGTTCCTGTGAACCTCAAACACTCTTCTAAGAAATCTGGGTACCAGTCGGCAGTAGTGTCAAACTTGACTGCTCCTGCCCTCATCCGTGCCCGGATACTGGCACTTCTCGAACGTTTGTCTGTGATTGAGGGAAGTTTTTCTATGAGGTAGAAATCTCCCGTCTTGTACATTTCGTTGGTAACAAGAGGTTCCAACGTATTCCAAATCTGGCCTGCTTCTACAAAGACCATTCTAGGATCGTACTTTTGGACCAACATCTTCAACGTTTCGAGAATTTCAGGAGATTCTAGGCGGTCCTTTATGGCCTTCACTACGTTAATGGTGCCATCGGACGAGATCCCTGAAACCAAAAAAGCTGTGTAGTCGGACTTCTGTTTATCACTAGTTGCAAAGTCACAACTAATGTAGTAGTTCATGTTCTGATCCCAATCGTGTTCAGCCATTGGGTGAAAATCCTTGATCTTGAACGGGGCGTTGGCTTCGTCGAACGGTACGTTCAACATCTCCTGTGCCCACAGATCTGCAAGACCTTGGTCCAACTTCTCTTGCCGTTGCTCCATCAACCAACTGATGGGCTTGTACTCAGGCCAGAGAGCTACTTCCATCCGCTTGTCATGCGCCCTATATCGTGCGGAAAACCACACATCTTTTGGATTAGCTACTTCCTTAAGATCCGTCACAAGACACGGGCGATCTTTACGGTTTAGTCGAGGCATGAGGCGGTTGAGTTGACTATCCGTATGAAGGATAGTGCCCACAACACGTATAATCCCATCCTTGCTAAGGGCGGGAATCAGAGTACCGGAGAACCAACGTCTGAAGTTACTTCTCCGTTCTTTATTCAGTACCATCTCTTCGTTCTCAAGGTCATCGCACATAATCAAGTCAGGACGTTTGTTATCCCACTTGACTCCTCGCATGGACTGGCCTGCGCCTTTAGCCATTACGCGGAACTGTGTACCGTCGTGGAACTCCATGATGAAGTCGGTGACGGAATCCTTGATGAACCCTTTAATGCCGAAGGTCTTCATCAGATCTTCGTTGTGGCTTAGTTCCTTCTTAATATCTTCAAGGAACATAGAGGCTTGAGTTTCGGTATCGGCTACTATCAGGACGAACTTACACTCTCGAAACACCAAGTTGCTAATCACGTAGGAATGCGTAATTGCCGTACTCTTGGCGTGGCCTCTAGGTGCTGCTAGTGCTACGAACTTGTGCTTCGTACAAACCATGTCCCACCATTCCCGATGACACTCGGGTATACCGGAGGGATTATCAAAGCCCCGAATCAGGAAAGCTTTTACTACACCTTCAACTATTTCAGGAGTCATCTATAAGGGTAGAGAGGGGAGCGAGTGGCCCCCCTTGAGTTCTTCTCTACTTGTTCGGTTAACGCTTGTTCTGACCTACGTCAGTATCAGGATGATACCACTTGACACGAGCCTTTAGGGGCTTTTGACCGATCTCTGCATACGGGTAAACTTTAGTTAGTTTCGGCATAGTTTGAGCCGTGTTCTGATAGTCAATTGCCTTACCAGTTTGTTGAACCGGCTTCGGCTTCGAGTTCTTCATTCCAAGATCAGCCATGATGTAGTGCCTTTCGTAGAGCGGCGTTTTGCCGGAGTAGTTCCCCGTGATGACCCCGGGGATATGATTCGTTGAGATGTGCGCTTACGACCCTTTGGTTCGACGCTTGATTGGAACCGCCTTTGGAGAGCGGGCGGATGTGGTCGACTTGCTTGTGGTCCCCTTTGTGGACACGCCCAGTTTCGAGAGCAGCGTGTCGAGCCTGATTGCGGAGGACGCGCTTATGGACTTCCCCCGGCTTTTTGTCTCGGATTGCGTCTTCATGTGCATAGTCTCTTTTGTAGCCCGGAGAACTGGGCATAGTTAGCCCTGCGTGTATCCAGCTACAAGTTGAGCATACGCCACATTGGCAGATGTACCCGCAGCACCATCCGAACCCGGGAAACCAAGGCTGGCGAAGATGGCGGCGTAGGCTCCTGCTACATCACCTTGAGTCTTGCCAGTGATGATGTCAAGATAGGCGCGTTGAGTCGGATTGGGGGTAATCGTATTAGTTGCCTTAACACCCGTACCTACATCATGAACTACTCGCGGAAGACCAGCAGCCTGACGGTTGATCGGATCACCCATCTTCCAGAACAGGGCACCGGGACCACCACTGGCTTGTACCTTCGCAGCTACTTCAGCGTAGCCGGGTTCATCCGAATAGAGAAAATCCGGGTTCCTAACCGAGGGTGACACGGAGACTGGAGTCGGCGGGGAGGGAGGAAGGATCGGAGTCGGGACGGGTGCCAGCACCGCTGGTGCGGTTGGGGTAACGGTAGGCGGGAGGACCGGCGTCGTCGCGGACGGGGGGACTACCGGCGATACGGATGGGGCGCTCTTCTTGGCGAGCTTGGAGAACTTGTCGTTCAGGGATTGAAAGAGACTCTTCAACGAGCTGAGGAATGACATCAATAATCTCACTTTCATTAATAGGTTTAAGAGACGGTCGCTTGGCAAACTCCTTCATTTCCATGCGGAGCTTCTCAAGCCGGGCGTCAAGCCCTTCGTCTGTTACAGTACCGGTTTGTGCCGCTTTCTCTACTTGGAGAGTGCGGTCTATTAGTTGGGCGGTTATCTTCTGTGCGACTTCAGCTGTGATAGGTTTACGCTTGTATTCCTTCGCCACTTTGTCCCAGATGTAATCGCCGTTCTCAATCCTGTCTGCCAACTGGGTCATAGAACTCTCTACGATTTTGTTGAGCTTGGAACTGAGTTTGAGTTTTGCTCCTTGCCGGAGTTCGAGTTCAAGATCTCGGAACCACTGGGATTGTTTCCAGACCTTAGCGGTGGGCAGAGGAACTTTACAAATACCTGCTGCGACAGCCAACGATCCAGTGAGAATGTATGACTGAACAAGTTCCAGTCGGGTTTTCTCATCCCACTTCTTCCGAGCTATATGTTTAGACACTGTGGTTGATTACTTCCTTTTCCATCTTTTCATCTTGAACGCAGGTAAAGACGTAATCCTTTCCTTCGGTCATCTCTGGGTGATCCCTCTTGGCAACCTTTCGGTCGCCCTTCTGGACATCCAGACACTCCTGTTTGGTGGAGAACGGTTGGACTTTGTCCTTGTCGGTCCTAGTTTTGACATCCCCATCGGGGAAGATAACAATAGCAAACCACAGAGTCAAGGAAGCAAGAAGCATAGGGATTCTCCATATAAGAGAACAGGATTATACACTAGTTTTTAAGGAAAGTCAAGTACTTTTTATAAGAACAGTTATAAGTATTTGATTATAAAGAACATATAGTAGTAAGATAACTGTTGCGAAGGTCAAGGGTTTTGTCTTTCTTGACCTGAGCATTTGTTTAGTTGTCTTTATTTCATAAAGACTTTGAACTTATTCTTAAGTTCTTTGTCTAATAGATCTTTATATAGTTCTTATTATTTATATAGTTCTTTATATCTGTTGTTCTTCATATACCTGTCCGCTTCATAAGTTGAATTCTACCATAAATCTAAGAGAAAGTCAAGGAGAATATTTGTATGGATGTAAAAGTACTCGTTTTTTGTAAGATTTTGTTTGATTGACTTCCTGCCCTGCTCGGCAGATAAGAGTTTTCCCCCCGGGGTGCCTATAGGATTAACAGCATCCTATGGGGGATCTTTATTTGTATGCTTTACCCCACGATACAATTCAATGAGATAGGATGGGGAGAGGGATGACAACCATAGGTGTTTCTTCATCCAATAGATATAGGTACTGAAGAAACAACCAGTCCCTCATCTTCATCCGTTGAAAGGAGCTTGAGATGGACACAGCCTTCCTGCTTGAACAGTGGACCAACGAACGTATCCTTCGCCTCGACAACCGCGAGCTTTCGTGGCTGGTGGGGCTGATGATGATCTTGGAGGATGAGGAAAATGTTTGACATGCCGAAGTCCAGCTTTTGGGGAAGCATCGTAACCCTTGCTGTCCTCGCCATACCAGCCATATATATCCTTGGCATCGTAACAATCATTTGTTTCGTTGTTAGGAGTTGGTTCGCCTAGCGAACTGCAACTGCATTATAGTTCGCCTGACTTGTGAAACCATGTCAGGTGTCAGGCTCAAAGGTTGGACTTCACCCGCGACGGATGAAGCAGTCGCTAGTCCAAACACTGCGATAGGAACTACGCTCAAGCCGCTTGGGCTTCACTCATGCCTTTGATAACGCCCTTCGGGCTAGAGCCACTCGCTGCCAGAGCTTGGCGTTCGCCATAGATCAACAGCGGCTCACGTCCTAGTCAAGGGCGACAATCGGTTTACTACGGTCATTGCTCGTGTCCTTCGGCACTCGTAGGTATGGTTGGCGGTCCCTAGGGTAAACCGCTTGATCGGCCCGCTACGCGGGCATACCCTTGAGCAAGCTCTTCGCTCGTGCCATACTCATAGGTGCATTCGTGTGAATGCGAATAGGAGAAGACATGACGAACGTAAAGCACATCAAGGACAAACAGCAGGGCGATGTGTATATTGGTAGGCCGGGGCCTTGGGGCAATCCGTTTGTAATTGGACGGGATGGAGACAGGGCAGAGGTGATACGCAAGTACAGGGCTTGGGCGTTGAACGATACGTTTGTTAAGAACAACGTCAAGAGCTTGAAGGACAAGACATTGGTGTGCTATTGCGCACCGCTTGCATGTCACGGCGACGTGCTTAAAGAACTCGCAGAGAAGGAGTGCTAAGATGTACTACAATCAAAACGGACGCGAAGAAGATATCGAAACCCACTTCTACCGTGTGGCTCGTGAAACAGTGGAGTATTACCACTGCGTCCAGCGTGAAAGACTGCTGACCGAAGCAGAGGTCGACGAACTGATGCTGGCACATCGCCAGTTGGAGAACTAAATGGCTATTGTGATCAAAAGCGAGATCTCGAACGAGGAGATCCTCCGGAAGATGTCAGAGCCGGGGGATGAACTCAGCGATCAGGATCGTTTCCGTTCCATGAACGACGGCATGGGCGAAGCGTATTGGATGCATGTTCCGTCGGAGTTTGGCAACCCGGAAGAACTCGCAATGCGGTGGGAGGCAGAAAACAACCAGCCTCTCGCTGTCTGTTCTTGCGAGACGCACCCGTACCAACCGTATCATTTCATGTTCAGTAGCAAAGAGCACGACGCACATGTACTACGGTCATCCAAACGTACCACTTCACGCAACATCAACGCTTACACCACTCACTCCACAAAGGATTAACCATCATGAACTCGAACATCAAAGTACCGGCTTGCTTCGGAGCAAACGACTACGGTTTCGCCGCAACGGGTTTCGCCAAGTCCGCAATCCTGCGGCAGTTGGGTTTCAGCATCGGAGTCGCTGTGATGCGCGACAGCAACCCGGCGCGTCAGAAGACCGTGATGGACAAGGCGACCTTGGAAGCCTTGGGCGAGAACGACAACGGCCAGACCAAGCCGGTCGTGCTGGATGTCGACAATCTGGCGATGGGATACGCTGCGGCCTTCCGGCTGTTGCGGAACCACACCAAGCTCACCAACCCGGAATCCGGTAAGGCCGACGAGCACCTGCTGAAGTTCCTCGTCAAGCCTTCGGACCACATCGAGAGGGCTGCGAACTACAGCCGCGACCAGAATGCGGCTGGTAACATCGCCACGTTGAAGGCGAATGCGGCGTTGCTCTTCGCCAAGCGTGACGACAAGGGCAACATCACCAATCAAGCGGAGATCGACGAGAAGTGCGCAGTGCGAATCGCGGCGATTCAAGCCGAGGCCGCGACGAGCGTGACGGTCAATGCGACACCGACCGATGCGTTGTTCCACGGTTACCTCACCGCCAACAAGGATGAGTCGACGGAGAATCTGCTGGCGACGGCGCTGGATGCGCTGGTCAAGGCCGGTAACGATCCGACTACGGTCATCAAGCGTGCCTCGGATGCGTATGCCGATGCGATGCGAAAGCGTGTCGAGGGCGGCCTCTTCGTCAAGGTGGACGCAGGCATCATCGCCTTGGCTCAGATGTCGTAATACGTTGCATCATGCCTCGGGGTGGCGTAACAGCCACCTCGG